GCGTCTGGATAGTCGACAGCAATACTAGCAAGATCATTCCAGTGCTCACGTCGGTCACATAATATATAGGTTTTGTATTTGCGGAAGGTTTCTAGCCAAAAACGCAAACAAAGTACACCACTTGCGTCCATTCTATCAATTTTTAAAAATGCTTTTGTTTTCACTGTTGACCCATCCAGGTATTCGATTTATCTAACCAAGGCAACACTAAATCTCGTTGCCTAAGTTTTCCATATTTAAGTATACTTGCATCTGCTGATTCAGGTAGCAGTTTTGTTTCCATTAATTCATACCAATCAGTTTGCAGTGGATCCATTGGTTCAATATCGCTTTTGTACGCAATTGCATGTAACCAGGAATCATCCACATCTTTCTTAAAGAAACCACCGCGGCAATCCCATCCGTTTACAGCAAGCATATAAATTAAACTAGACATTGTATGATTATACTTGTGCCCTAGTGGAAGATCAAACGCTTGAGTATTGTATTCCATATTTGTTGTTTGTGGCATGATTAAAACCAACATACCATCATCATTAGTAATGTTATACCAGTTTTTTAATGCTTGATAAGGATTAAGAAGATATTGAAAAGTGTCGTGACACCACAGGACATCAAAACCTTTTTTTGCGCTATTGTAAGTTTCAATATCTACCTTCTGGTATGACACATTTTTGTAATCTAAAGATAAACCCGAAAATTGGTCAGCTCCTACACACTGTATATTGAGTGGTATCTGCTCTTCCCCGCGTGTGGTCCTTGTTGCCCACCATTCTAAATCTAAAGCAGATTCACCACAACCTAAATCTACCAAACGACCTACACTTTCCATAAAGTCGTCATATTCATAAAGGAGATTTAGTGTTTGTAAACTGTGAGCGTGACTGTCTTTTGGACTTGCAAAACTACTGTATTTCATACAGTTAGTTATACCTGTACGTCTTCCATGCCAGCAGTTCTTAGGCGAACAATGTGTCCCATCATAAAGTTTTTGCTATCAAAACCTTTCATAACGCCAAGGAACTTGTTACGAAGTAGAGCTACTTCGTTGATGATTGTTTCAAAGTCAATTACTTCGTCTTCGCCGTCTACATATTTTTCAGCATCTCGACTGCTCAATGCTCGGGCATACCCTTCGAGATACTTTTGAAAATGTTTGCGACGTATTTTACGCAATTGAATATTAAGGTAGTTGAGCACTGCTTCAATCTCTTGAAGTTGGTTAAAACGATGCTCAGTTAGGCCGGGTAACTCTTTAATGTTACGCTCTACATAACCGCCGACAGCACATTCCTTTTTTGCTTGTTGCAATTCTGCTTCAAAGTGTGCAATGAAATCAGGAATCTTACTTAAATCGCCAACTACCTTGTTATACCACATGTTTACTCTTCTTCGTAGTATTCGTCATCTAGATCATCGCCTAGATATTCAGCAATGCTGTGAATAACATTTTTATCAAACTTAAATGCTTCGGCAATTTCTTCAGCATCGAAGTTTTCCATTAACACTGCTGTAACTGCTTCTGCGGCTTCTTTTTGATCATGACTGTCGTGAATAAAGTTCTTTGTTTCTTTCCAGAGTTCTCTTGCTAGCTCAATGCTCATTGTTGATTATTCCTCTTCTTGTTGTTCTGGTGCGTCGACGATTGCTTCTTCGACTTCTGTACTTACCTCTTCATCCATATCAACAAAACTCTGCATTAATTTGTCAAGACAACCATCTTCATTTGATTCCCACGCTTTGCGGAACTGTAGGATCGGTTCTCCGTTCTTGGGTTCAAACATCAGTCGGTTACCGCTCTTAACAAGCAAGCCTTTCTTTTCAGCCATATCAACAAGACCACTATATGGATTCATACCTGTTTCGTATGGAATCTTGACTTGTACACCTTCAAACGGTTTTGCGTAACGTGTTTTCATAACCTTACAGCCTGCACGAATACCACGCACATCCGAAATCTTGTTACCAGCTTCGTCTTCTTTGAGCTTCATCTTCTTCATTGCAATAACAATAGAGCTAGCATAGATAAATCCTTGTCCGCCCGAGATCTTGTCGTCTGGGTCGAACATGTCTTGCGAAGCGTATGTGTGGTTAGTGGCTACAAGTCCTACGTTGTGCGCACCAAACATATTCACACAGTTACGCACAAGTGCTGTTAGTGCTTTAGGCTTACGACCCATATCACCTTTTAGATCGCCCTTACCAAACTGATCAACATCCGTTGGGGTTAATAACATACCCAGCGAATCAATTACAAACAAAACTTTAGGACGTTCTTCTTCGTTCATGTTTTTGTAATCACTCATGAATACACTAATAGTCTTGGCAACATCGTCGATCATTGCCATGCTTAGTTTGAGCAGTTTGTCTTCGTCGGTGCTAACACCCAGTGCATGCAACCATGCTTCGTCTAGTGCGTTTTCCGAGTCGATTAGTACAACAAAGATACCTTGCTCTTGTGCGTGTTTTACGATGTTACCTGATACAAAATAACTCTTACCTGCACCTGACTCGCCTGCAAATACCGTTACTTTGCCTAGTGGGATTCCTTTTTCAAAATCTCCACTGATAAGATAATTTAGTGCATAATTACCTGTTGAAATCCAATCAGTTGGGTCGTTGAACCCAATGCTGAGTCCGTCAATGCTTTTTGTAATGTCCTTGCGGAACTTGCTTACGTCAAATGGTTTTGCCATGATTTATCCTCGATTCTTTCTATGAATATTAACGTGTATTATACCTTTTGTCAATAATTTAGGTAATCATTGATGTTGATGTTTCTTAAGTTATCCTGTGTTTTTATAAAATTATCTAGCTCACTTTGATTGTTTTGATTCAATGCTATTTGCGAGACAACGTCACTGTTCTGCAAATTATGTTTTGCCCGATTTGTAAAATTGTTTTTGTACACAACATTCAGTGGCTCAGGTGATGATAAAAATGCCCAACTGTGTCCAAGATTGTTGTGTTCGGCAAACATTTTAATATTATCAAAATCATTTATGTTTAAGGCATGTACTGTTGTCCATGCTTCTAAAATAAGATTAGTGTATTGTTCAGCTAACCTTTGATACTCAGCCACTACACTTGTATATTTGTTCCATTTTATCGGCCACCTCACATAATCATGTACTTGCCCTACACCATCAAGACTTAAAGTTATTATTACCTTTATACCTTTATCTAGTATTTTTGTTATGCCAGGAAGTAATCTACTACCATTGGTATTCACCCGCAATAGTTTTACGCTTGCTGGCAGATTATTTAAAAGTTTTTGATATTCAGGACTTGCTGTAGGCTCGCCGCCGTTGAGATCAATTTCAACGGCCCGGTCTAAAGGTATACTATCAAATAAATTTGAATTGTCTACTTTTATATAATTTTTTCCTGTTAGACTTCCAATTTTTGTACTCAGTTTACTGCTACAACTTTGGCATGCACTATTGCAAATGTTATCAAGTACGCCTCCTAATATAAGATAGTCATTGCTATAAACAGATAGCTCTCGATGCTTATCTATACTAGCCAATCGTATGCTATGTGGGGGATTTAACTGCTCAGTTTGTTGACATCTCCGGCATTCAACTGGCCATTGGTCATTAGACATTTGTTGTTTTACTGATTTCAACCAGTCACTGTTCTGCATGTCATTCCACGTTCCAAACCCAGGAGCATTCATCATGTGGCCGCATTTACCAATAGTTCCGTTGGCATTAAACCGAACAAAATGATCTAATCTAGGACAGTAGAGTTTTTGCAATTTCGCCAAACCTTTGTGTAAATGTAATGTATGCACCACTCGGATGATCTTGCATGTAAGCAACAATTTCACTAAATGTTAAACTTTGGTTAGATAAATCTTCTAACATTTGATCTATAAACCACCAAAGTTGCATATCATTATTTGCATTATTAAGTATCATTGCAGAAAGCTCAGCGGTTGGTTTTGATATTCCTGCGTCTTTGTTGTGTTTAGTAATATCACTTAAATCTTTAAAATTTCTTAAACGTAGTCGAGTGTCGGAATTTAGAAATCTTGACAAGTTAACCAACCAATGAAACTGTGGCAAGTAATGTCTATTTAAAAAGTTATACCGAGTAGCAAACCATAAACATGTACTTTTGTCTAGTTCAGGATTATCTCGTTGTAAATGTTGAACATAGGTGTTTATGCCACTGATATAACGTTTTTGGGGATTACGAATATAAACATCCACAATGTCTAAATTAGAAATTTCTTCATTTCTATAAACTGTTAAATTATTATCTCGTATTTCCTTTCTTAAAGATGAACTGCCATTTTTTTGTATAAGGTAAACAAATTGATTGTGAGATAGCATTTCTACTACCTCACAATCGTTTGGATACAGTTCAGTGTCGAACTGTGTTAACATTAGCTAGCGTTCTGTCGGCTACGAATCATAGCCAAAATGTCTTCTGCTTTTTGTGTCCCGCCAGACGCTGGTTCTGCTACTGGCTCACTTGCAGTTGGAGCTGACTCTACTACAGGATCAGCATCAAATGGTGGTGCTGATGCTTCAACTGGAGCAGGTGCTGGCTGTGGAGACGGAGCTGCTGTTGCTTGTGGTGCTGGTGCTGGAGCACTGCCACCTGCAGGAGCCGCCATTCCAGCTGGGCGATAATATGCACCCCAACGATCTGGGTCGTACTGTTCGCCGTTTACACTTGCTTCGAACATCTCTTTCATCACACGAAGTTCTTCTTCACCTGGACGTTTAGGAAGGAAATCAGTCAGGTTATGAAGGCCATGTGCTTCGATTGCTTCTGCTTCTTCCGCTGTAAGAGCAGATTCTTTACGAGCCCAGTTTGATGTTGAGTAATCAGCATACCCGCCTTTGCTTGTTTTAGTAATACGGAAGTCTAAACCACGCTGATAATCTGTTGGTAATTCTTCCAACTCAGGATCCATAAGAGCTGCTTTGATAACATTAAACAACTGTGGACCCATAATAAAGCGACGAATTGGATTCGTGCTTGAATCATCCGCGATTGGATTTTCACGGACAAAACCCTGCATGATGTAACTGCGTTTTTTCCAATACTTGCGACCCATGTCTTCAAGACTTGGA